GTATACGAAGGGATCACGCACGAATTTTTTATTTTTAGGTTTACCTGCCAAAGGCACGCATTTTTAGGTTTCCCGGGCGCCCGCTTGCGGCTACCGGTCAAAAGAAGTATTTTTGCAATATGTCGTACTACTCCATTCCGTATGCGCCACGGCGGCTCGAAGCGACCGAGGCGCGCCTGGACGCCATCTACAGTGCCGCCAAGTTAGGGCTGAAGGGCGACACGCTGGCGCTCGCCGCCGGGATGCTGCCGGTCGAGTACCGCCGCCTGCGCGAGTTCGACCCTGCCGCGGAGTTCGCAGAGCAGAAGGGCCGCGCTGACAGCGAGATGGCCGCGTCCACGACACTGCACGCCGCCGCCGCGCAGGGCGACGCCAAGGCGGCGCTGGACATCCTCAAGCACACGCACGGATGGGTGGCAAAGCAGGCCCTCGACATCAACATCGACCAGCGCATCAGCATCACGCAGGCGCTGGAGATGGCGCAGACGCGCGTCATCGAGCTAACGGACGCCACCGACGCCGTCACCGACGCGTCGTACACGGTAATAGAGAGCCAACCCGGCCAAACGGACACCTGATGCAGGAGCCACAGTACAGCGCACAGGACGAGATGGCGCTGATGGCGCAGCTCTGGGCGCCGGTCCTCAAGGATGACCCGCTCAAGTTCGTGCTGTATTCGTTCCCGTGGGGGCAGAAGGGCACGCCGCTGGAGAACTTCCACGGGCCGCGCAAGTGGCAGCGCGAGGTGCTGCAAGACCTGACCGACCACATCAAGCAGAACAACGGCAAGGTGGACTTCGACACGTTCAGGATGGCGACGTCCTCTGGCCGGGGCATCGGCAAGTCGGCGCTGGTCAGTTGGCTGGTCATCTGGATGCTCTCGACCCGCATCGGGTCCACCACCCTGGTGTCGGCCAACTCGGAAGCGCAGCTACGGTCAGTGACCTGGGCCGAGATAACCAAGTGGCTGTCCATGAGCCTGCAAAGTCACTGGTTCGAGGTGTCGGCCACCCGCGTCATGCCGGCCAAGTGGCTGACAGAGCTAGTTGAGCGCGACCTGAAGATGGGCACACGCTACTGGGGCGTCGAAGGGCGGCTGTGGTCAGCGGAAAATCCAGACGCCTACGCTGGCGTACACAACTTCGCGGGTGTGCTGCTCGTATTCGACGAAGCCAGCGGTATTGACGACAGCATATGGTCCGTTGCGGCGGGGG